CACCATTGATTTTCTCTAAACTACCCATGCCGCGAGAAGAAACACCGAGTAGAGCACCTTCGTCAATTAAATTTTGAACAATTTTGCCCATTGGAGTTTCTAGAATTTTTGCTTTACCATAGAAATCGTTACCATTTCTTTTTATTTCACAAATTAAATGTGAAACTTTGTCAAGATTTAAAGATGGACCTTGGGGATGGTTTAATTCACCAAGAGCTCTTCTTTTTTCGACATAATGTTGACAATAACGATTTATTTCATTTTCCAATATTGTTATTGGATAACATCTACCATTTCTATTGACGGTTTCTGCTTGAAGCATGATACCCTCAATGAAATAGTTCTTTTTCTTTGTCTCAGCAGCCTCTTCAACAACTGTTTTTACATTTTCAATTGTTTCTGTAATTAAATACATGAGGGCTCCTTATTCTTCTGTATCTTCTGATTCATCCTCATCATTAATATTTTCATTTAGAATCATATCTGCTAATTCAATAATTTCTTCTTCGGTTAATTCTTCACCAGATTCTTCTTCGATTTCTTCGATGAGGTCTGAGAGATATGAGGTGAAAGTTTCGAAGGCTTCATTCATTTTTTCTTCGTCATCTTCCTCGTCCTCATCTTCCTCTTTTTTGTCGTCTTCTTTATCTTCTTTATCTGATTTCATCTTTTTCTTAGAATAACCTTCGTCTTCACAATCGCCGTCTTCACACTTTTTTTCCTCATGGACATCACCTAAATCTTCTTCATCAGAGTATTCCATATCATCGTCTCCTAGAACAGTAGGGGCATATTCCAATAGAGTTTGCTCCAATAGAGCACCCATTTTTGCGTAAAGATTGGCATGAATTATTTCTTTTGCTTTCACGAGCTCTTCATCTAAAATATTATTAATTGCTTCTTTTAAATCTTGCATATAGTTCTCCTATTAAGTGTATTTATAATCCAAAATTATTAGTATTTTGTTTATTTCCATCTTGTTCCAGTGGTTGACCATCTGGACCTAATCCCATCATCATTTGCTGTTGCTGTTGTTGCATTGCAATTGCTTGTTCTTCTTGCATCTCGCTGTCGATTTGGGATATTTCTTCGTCTGTTTGCTTTAGGATATTCTTTCTAACCCATTTTGTTGAGTAGAATTGTCCTGTAAAGTTGGCAATAATATTCAACATATCCACTTTTTCACGAAGAATTTCATTTTCCTTTAACTCCGTGTAGTATGAATCTTTATTCCATACTATCTTGATATCTTGATATATTTTATTCCAATCATCAGAAGTCATAATACCTTTTAATAGGCATTGTTTCTTTAATAGGTCTAGGAACAAATATGCAAATCTTTTTCTTAGTTTTTCTATAAACTTAAAGAATTGTATTTCATCTCTTGTAATTTCATTGGAACGGCCAAGATTAAAACCAGTGCTAGATTCTAATCTACTGACTGGAACATTTAATGCTCTATATACTTTCTTGAGTAAATAGTCAACATCTTCCATTTGACCAAGATTTTGACCACCATCCAATGTTGTAATTTCGGTTCCCTTACCACCTTCTCGGCGTGGAATCCAGAAATCTTCCAACATGGACATGTGATTTCTTTCATCTTTAATCTCACCTGATTTGCTATCGTATGTAATTTTATTACGATATTTATTCATCAGACTATTAACATATTGTTCTGCTTTATTCTTTGGAAGATTACCGACATCAATATAGAAAATTCTGCGCTCAGGAGCTCTAGACATTCTATAGATGACAACTGCATCTTCTATCTGACGAAGCATATTTAATGGTCTAATTGCTTTTTGTAGATAACCAACAACTCTTTTTGTTGAACTATCTACTATACCGCTATGAACATATGTGATGGAATCAAGTGCAATTTTAACACCATTGGTTGTAGTTGGTAGAATAGAAGATTCTTCTAAATCTGTATAGATATAATATTCTTCTATTTTTTTAACTACTGGTGTATTTACACCATTCACATTCTTCATTTCTTTTTCTACTTTTCTAACCTTTTTGATTTTAGCAGGGTCTATAGACCGCAACTCTAATATACCTTTTTCTGGTCTATTTAAATCAATTATAATATGGTAGAAAACTTTAGAGTCGATATACCATCTTCGGAAGATGTCATCTCCTCTATTACCAAAATCTAGTAATTTTTTGATATTTTTGAATTCTGTTGAAATTTTGGCTTTAATGTTGTCTGAAATATCAGATACATCATCCAAATCTAATTCACATACTTCATTTTTATCATCATATACAATACTTTCATTTACAATGTCTTGAATTGCTCTATCCACTTCGGGATATAAAGCCATTGAACGATATTGTGATATGAGACTATTTTCTTCAACTAAAGTTCCACCAAAATCAAAATAACTACTGAGCAATCCGCCACTTTCCATGACGAATGTGCCATCGTAGTTATCTGGAGAAACAAAGGAGGGTTGAGCTTTGTTCTCAAACCCTCCCGTGTCTCCTCTTGTATCTGATTTTTTCCCGAAGGAAAATCCGAACATTTCAAATGCCATAATAAAACCTATTCAAAAATAACTGTCTTTAGTCGCCTGTTGGTGACTCACCGAATTGCCAGTAATCGTAAGCCATGGTTACAGTAAACTCCGAGAAGGTGTCTACTAAATCGTAACTTAAATCTACTGGTGAAACATCTACTGGGAAGCAATGTACTAGTGTAATAATTCTTTGACCAGTTGGATTACCTTCAGCAGAAACTGCACCGTTCATATCCATGTAAACTACTTGCCAAGTTTCGGTTAAATCGTAATTAATCTTGTGAGTATTACGACCATCCATGAGTTCAATCCACTCTTCAAAACCACCTCTAAGGTCGTTGGAAGAAATTGAGGACTCATAAACTTGAATAGTCCAGTCTGCATAGCTTCGTTCACCTGAGAACTTAACTACACGACCCATCCAAGGTACAGGAATAACACCTACTGCTGAACCTGGAAGTTGTGTTGCTTTGCAATAAACATCGAAAGATGGTGCTTGTACAGAAACTGCGGTTGGAAATCTTCCGCGAACTGTAAATCTATTTGGTCGCACACCAGCGAATTGTGACCTAAAGTCATTAATATTCTTAGCCATGTTTTCTCCTTATACTTATATTTATATCCTAAATTTAGTTAATTATACTACTGATCTTTGACCTGGATAAAGAGTATCGGTCAAATTCTTGTTGGTGAAAGTAAGTCTTACGAAGTTGATAGAAGTTGTTGGTTTAACCAAAATATCAGCAACGAAAACCTTGGCCTGAATCAAATCTGGTGGATTATTGCTTGCGTCGCAGATAATCTTGTAATCCAAAATACCTCTTGCACCGAGAACACTGCGGAGAAGACCATCAGCGGCAAGGCGGAAACGAGCGCGTGTTTGCTCATCGTTTTGCTCGAATAGAATTGTACGAGCGATTGGAGCAATTTGTTTTCTGAGGTACATGAATAGACGAGAAACATTTACACCAGAAAGAGTAGATGTTATTGCTTCACCTGTTCTATCGCCGAAGAGAACTGTACCTTCGCCTGGGAACGATACAACTGGATTGATGTTATTATCATAGAGTGTATCTTGTTGTGCTGGAGTTGGATTCACTAATAGACGAACAAGATTGAGAATCTTACCTCTGATGCGACCTGCTGGTGAATACCATGGTTTGAAATCGCGGTCGGTACGAACAATGCAACCCGCAGCATCTGGGGTGATATTGGTTGTTACGAAAGTATCATCTTGGCCAAGGGCATTGATGTGAACCTTGTTACCGAATACAGTCATATAGTATTGATTATTAGTTCCTGCATATTTTTCAGCAGTGGTTGGATTTGGTCCAGTTGCAGAAACAACACCAATTACAGCAGTATCTGTTAGAGATTTAGCATTAACGAGAGTAGTAATATTGCTATAATCTGTATCGGAAGTATCACCCATGAATACTACATCATATGGGAAGAATGTTGTCTGAAGAGAAGACGACGAGGTAGCATATGAATCTGAAGTAAAGCCTACCAAGCAACCACCACCGTATTGGAGGAAGTTGTGGACTGACCACCATTCTTTATGCCATGCTTTTTGAGCTCCACCTGAAGTTGGTGAAACAAATGCAGCAGCAGTAACACCAATCAAACCTTGAAGGGTTGCACCAGTTTCGCCTGCTGTAATTAATTGTCTTTCTGCATAGCTTCTCAATCTACCGTACCAGTCATTTAACGATTCTACGAAATAAAGACCTGCGGCAGTTTCGCCTGCGTTAATCCATAGGTCTTGTAGTCCTTGACGAGAAATCAATGCACCGTTTGTTGGTGACAAGGTTTCTGCGGTTGGAACCACTATTGATTCATCGACAACTCTAATTGTTACACTTGGTCTAGCCATTTGTTTTTTTCTCCTTGTATAAGTTTAATATTTCGCTTTCAAAGAATATGTATAATTTTAATTTTTTCAGAAAAACCATTCTTTTGAGTTCAATGGTTCGTTGACTATATTTATTCTTTTTGGAATTTTATCAGAAATCAACCATAAATCATTATCAATGACTTCCGTTCCCATAGCGGCTGCACCACCATCGTCAAAGAATCCAAATGGCATAATATCAGTTTCTATTTTTTCAATCTCATCAGCAAACATTTCTATACGAACATCTAAATTTGTTAAATTTTTGAAAAAATCTTGTCGGGTGGCCCATGCAAATAATACCAGACACATTACCAAGTCGTCATTATGACCTTCATCCGCTTCAAATGTATTTCTAGAAGCTATGAAGGTTGTGAGTTCATCAATTATTTCTATATCTTCTACTATTAGTTTCTCTTGCTCAATTAAATTTTTAAGAACCGAGCATCCTAATTTTTTAACAATAGTAGTGGTTCTTACACCAAATTGTTGACCTCTACTACCTCCAAATTCACTGATAACCTGTCCTTTTCTTCCTAATTGGTTTACTTTTATCAAATTTTCATATTCTAGGTCGGAATGTAATATATCCGCAACCTGCCCGCCGATGTCATTTACTTCCACCAGTACATAGGCATTGTTATATCTTTTGCCAATAGAACGAACAATTGATGGTAGCACCAGTGGTGAGACTATATTGTTTCTATATTTTGCCACGACTTTATATGGCATTTCGGTAACATCAATTACCGTCACGGCACTATAGTCCTTACCCTGACCTCTGGCCGAATCTACACACATGAAATATACATGGTCTTTTGATTCATCTTCGGTTTGTTTTATTACATCTTCATATACCCAAAACCCATCTTTATTTTTAATTTTTGGGGGTTTATATACCATGGTATTGAGTTTACTTGAGGATATCAATGTATTACTCGAACCAATAAAATCACATTCAAATTCTTGCTGGAATTGCCGTTCCGAGGTGTTTTCAATTGTTCTTTTTCTCCAGTCCTCATTTCTCAGAGGACCGCCAGGGTATTCTGGAACCTGATACCAATGCACTTCTACTGCGGCATATTCATTTATATGATTTATTGCTCCTTTCCAGAAGTGATAAAACATATTCAAGCCGTTGGGGGTCGAGATGATAATAACCTGAGTAGTCTGTCCTGCCGTAATTGTTGGATATACTGAATTAAAGAATTCTTCTGCAATGCCTGAAGGGACATGGGCAAATTCGTCAAGAAAGATAATATTAAATGAACCACCACGAATTGCCGATGATGAAGTTGCTGCTGCAAGAATTCTAGAACCATTCTCCAATGCTATTGAACCTTTATTCCATTCCACGACACCCTGTTGCAGCCACCAAGGAAGATGTTCATATGCTTCTTTTACTCTTGCTAGAATTTCTCTTGATGTTTGCAGTTTATTTGCCAATATTGCAATATTCATGCTTTGATTGAATAATGCTCTGTGAAGTAGATAGCAACAAGCAATTGTTGTGGTTTTGCCGCTCTGACGGGGCATTTTACCAATAACAAATCGGTTCTTCTCTAGAGTTCGAACCATATTTTCTTGAAAATCATAAAGATCAAATG